ATCGTGTCGGCCACGAGCTATGAGGACGCGATGGCGCGGATGCTTTCGCTGGCACCGGGTTTGCAGTCGTCAAAGCTGATTGAGAGCCTGGTTAAAACGACCTTTAAGGCGCGTGGGCTTGGCGACGCGCGCGATGGCTGATTTTACCGACAAGCCCGGCTATAGTTTTGCGCCGGGTCCACCGCCCGAGGCCTCGCGGTTTTTTCGTAACAAAGGATTGCGGCCGAGTTTTTCGTGGCAGGATGTTGAGCCCGAGGAACACGCGGTCGCATTTGCGGTCGCCAAGGCGGCGCATATTGACGTTTTGACGACCATTCGGGGCGAGCTGCAAACGGCGTTGGATGAGGGTTTGCCTTTTGCGCAGTTCCAGAAGTCGCTGCGTCCGAGGTTGGAAGAGCTGGGCTGGTGGGGCTATGGCGAAGCGCGTGACACAACGACCGGGGCTGTAAAACCTGCTCGGCTTGGCACGCCGCGACGGCTGCGGGTGATTTACAACGCCAATATCAGATCGGCGCGGGCGGCGGGGCAATGGGACCGCATTCAGCGCAGCAAAGCAGCGCTGCCTTATCTTCAGTATCGGCTTGGCCCGAGTGAGCGCCACCGCCCGCATCATGAGACCAAGGACGGTCTGATCCTGCCGGTGGATGATCCGTTCTGGGCGCGTTGGTATCCGCCCAATGGCTGGGGGTGCAAATGTTGGATCAGGCAGTTGACGCGGGCGCAGGCGCAACGCCTGGGCATTGACCGCTCGCCGAACGTACCGATGCGCGAAGTGGAAAACACCCGCACTGGTGAAATCAAGCAAATACCAGTTGGGATCGATCCGGGTTGGGAGCGCAATCCGGGCCAATTGCGTCAGCGGGCAATGGAAGACATGCTGGCGGACAAACTGGCAGCCGCTGCGCCGGACATTGCGCAGGTGGCGGCGCGCGACATTGCGACGAGCTGGCGGGTGCAACGGATGTTTGCGGGCGAGCAACCCGGCGCGGTGCCTGTCGCGGTTTTGAGCGATGAATTGCAGGCGGTCCTGGGGGCATCGACGCGCGTGGTGCGGCTTCGCGACGATGTGGCCGGCCAGATCCGGGCCAAACACCCTGAGGTGGATGCGGATGTGATGCGCAGATTTGTCGATGCGATGCACGTAGGGCCGGCCGCCATCGAGCGGGTTGGCGACCGCGAAACCCTGCTGTTTTTTGTGCCGGGTGCGCGGCCCTGGATGCTGGCAATCAAACATTTGGCGGACCGGGGCGAGCTTTGGATCAAAACGGCGCAGCGCAGCACGGATCGGCGCTGGCTGGCCAAGACACGCCGCCCTGGTGTTTCGGTGGTGAGAGAATAAACGTCCGGGTGGTCGGAACTTCCCACCACGGCACAGAGGGCCGGTTCTCCGAATGGCTCGGACGGGGGCTGATTTAGGGCGTTTTGGGTCGAAAATCAGGAATTCTGCCCCGCAGGCGGCAAATGCTGCGCAGGGCAGGGCGTTGGTGGCTTTATTTAATACCTGTTAAACGGTCTGGAATTGCCTTTACGGAATTTTCCGGGTCATCTACCGTGACAGAGCAAGACGGGCTCTTAGCAGCCCTTACAGCGCCTCTTTTGAAAACCCCCAAAAAACCCGGATCGCGTTACCCCTGACAATTGCCAGAGGCGAACTGATATCCGCGATCCCGCATTGTCGCTTTATCGGGCTTACCGCCTGTTCCTTCTGTCAGACTTTCGGGGCGAGCATTGTGACAACCGCAACTGCACAAATCACGGGGCTCGCCCTGAACTTTTCCAGCGCGGGCGCACCCGATTGGGTGCAACTGACGCCTCGGGGGCCAAATATCGACGGGCGGGACGGGCGCAAATGGGTTTTGCCCAATCCCGAAGCGGTTGTGGCGGCATTCCGTAATTATGGCGCGGATCTTCCGATTGATATCGAGCATGCGACCCAGCTCAAGGGCGCGAAGGGTGACCCTGCGCCTGCGGTCGGCTGGATCAAGGATATGAAGGTTGAGGACGGCGCGCTTTGGGGCGGGGTTGCGTGGACAGAGGCCGGCAGCGAAGCGCTGGCCTCGGGGGCTTACCGTTATCTGAGCCCGGCGTTTCATTTTGAAAAGCAGACGTCGCACATCCTGTCGATGACCTCTGCCGGCCTGACCAATCAACCGAATTTGCATTTGGAAGCCCTCAACTCTGCGGGCGAAAGCGAGGAGACGAAAATGGACAAGGACGTCCTGGACGCATTGGGGCTGGCCTCTGATGCATCGGCGACAGCGGTGGTTGTCGCGATTAACGCGCTGAAGGCGGACAAAGCCACGGCGCTGAACTCGGCGCAACATCCTGACAGCAGCTTGTTTGTGCCCAGGGCCGACCATGACGCGGCGCTGAACCGCCTCAAGGATTTTGAGGCGGCAGACAAGACCCGTGAAGACGCCGCGATCAATGCCGCGCTGGATGCGGCGACGACGGCCGGGAAGATCGCGCCTGCAAGCCGCGCCTATCACGAAGCGACCTGTCGCAGCGAAGGTGGACTCAAGCGGTTTGAGGAGATGATTGCCGCCGCGCCGGTGATCGCCGCCAATTCGGGCCTGGATGACAAGGACCTCGGCAAAGCCGGTGCCGGCGCGTTGAGCGCGGACGAATTGGCTGTGTGCCACGCGCTTGGCCAGAACCCGGAAGAATTTAAATCGGCCCGGACGGCCGAGAACAAGGAGTAAGCCCGGATGGCTATCATTACCCCGACACTTTTGTCGGCCCTGAACACCGGTTTCCGCCGGGAGTTCCAGTCGGCCTATGACGCCCAGCTTGAAGAGAGCTTCTATAAGGCGATTGCCACGGTGGTTCCGTCGACCACCAGTTCCAACACCTATGGCTGGCTCGGAGATTTTCCGGCTTTGCGCGAATGGATCGGTGCGCGTGTCGTCAAGGACATGGCCGCGCATGGTTATGAGCTGACCAATAAGAAATATGAAAGCACCGTGGGGGTTCCGCGCGAGGCAATTGAAGACGACAGTTATGGGGTTTATTCGCCGCTGGTTGCCACGATGGGCCAGGCGGCGGGCGAGCATCCTGACGTTATGCTGTCTGACCTGATCGCCAATGCGACCACGACGGCCTGCTACGATGGCCAGTATTTTCTTGATACCGACCATCCGGTGACCGCGAATGTGGACGGCACGGGGGCGGTCACAAACGTGTCTAACTTCGTTGACGGGGCCGAGCCGCTTTGGCTGCTGCTTGATACGCGCAAGCCGCTCAAGCCGTTTATCTTCCAGGAGCGCACCAAGCCGGAGCTGGCCCAGAAGACCGACCCGAAGACCTCCGACGATGTCTTCACCAACGATCAGTATCAGTACGGCATCCGGTATCGCTGCAACGCGGGCTTTGGGTTCTGGCAAATGGCGCGGGGGTCCAAACAGCCGTTGACCGCTGCCAACTTTGAGGCGGCGCGCACTGCGATGCGATTGCTGACGGCGGATGGCGGACGCCCCTTGGGGATCAAGCCCAATGTCTGCCTTGTGCATCCCTCGCTCGAAAGCGCGGCTGAAAAGCTGTTCAAGAAAGCCTTCGTTGATGGCGGCGACAGCAATGAGCATTTCAACGCTGTGGACGTCATCGTCTCGGCCTGGCTGCAATAGGGGGCGGGATGATGGACAAGATTATTATCCGCACGATCAAATCCCATGCCCGCCCGATCTGGCGCTGTGGTCGGCAGTTTGATCGCGACGGCCAGACTGTATCACCCGATGACTTCAGCACCGAAGAGCTGAAGCGTGTGATGGCCGACCCGGCGCTGGAAGGCATTGATCCGGACACGGATGAGGTGCTGTTCACCGGCGGCAAATCCGCCGAATTGCCGGACGCGCCCGAGGATCCCGCCGGTCCCGACAAGGGCAAGGACCGGGGCAACGTTGAGGACGAAGACCTGCGCCAGCGTCTCCGCGATGCGATCACGGGCCTTGCGCCGGGCGACTTCACCAAGGGCGGCGAGCCCGATGTGAAGGCGCTGAAGGCGGCACTTCCCGGCGATGCCGAAAAGATCAACGCCGCTCTGCGGGATGCGGTCTGGGAGGCGCTGATCGACGAAGGGTTCAAGGCACCGGAAAAACCCGACTGACCAATACCCCGAGGGCGTTGAAACCAGTGGGGAGGCCGGGGTGCCTGACTGGTGGAGCCAAACCAAAGGCCCCGGACCTTTTTAAAGAGGCCTTAAATGCCCTATGCCGCGCAGTCTGACATTGTGACCCTCTACAGCGAAGACGCGCTTTTTGTGGCGGATCGCGACGGTGACGGTGTTGTTGATGCGCCGGCGGTTGAGCGGGCGCTCACGTACGCCTCATCTGAAATCGACAGCCATATTGCTGTGCGCTACCCGATCCCGCTGGACTTGCCGGTGCCGGATTTGGTGGTGCAGTTTTGCGTTGATATCGCGCTCTATCGCCTGGCTTTGTCGGCGGATGTGCTGTCCGACGAACATCGCCGTCGCTATGAGGACGCGCTTGCCTCTTTGAAACGCATTGGCGAGGGCAAGCAGGTTCTCGATGTGGCGGTGCCGGTGGGCGAAGACCCAAGCGACAATTCCCCCAGGCCGATTGTGACGGGCGGGCCGGAGCGGCTGTTCTCGCGTGACAAGATGCGGGATCTGTAGAATGTCCGGCGTCGCTCTCTCTGTTCAACTCGAAGGTGTGCCCTGGTTGGTCAAGGCGTTCGGCAATATTGCCGGCATGGACCTGGCGGAACTGGCCTACAATATCGGTGCGCTGCTGGAAAGCTCGACGCAGGAACGGATTGCGACTGAGAAACAAGGCCCGGACGGCGAGGCCTGGGCCGGTTGGTCAGAGGCCTATGCGGCCACGCGCGGATCGCAGCATTCGCTCTTGATGGGCGAGGGCGATTTGCTGGGCAGTGTGCAGAATTACTCAACGGGCACCACGGCCGAAGTCGGCACGCCGTTGGTGTACGGCGCTATTCATCACTTTGGCGGCGCAGAGGTTGGCAAGAACATTCCGGCGCGGCCTTATCTTGGCGTTTCCGCGCAGGATCGCGCTGATATTCGCGACCTGGTGATCTCTGATTGGCGGGAGGCGTTGCAATGAGTGATACTCGCCCGGATCTTCTTGACGATATGCCGGTGCTGATTGCGGCGGCAATCAAGCAACGCCTGCCGGATCTGCGTGAATGCGAGGCGATGGCCGGGCCGTTCAATCTGGAAGCCCTGACCCAGAAAGGGATTGCCGCGCCGGCGGTGCTGGTGTCGATCCTGCGCATTCGCCAGACCGAACTGCGCGCGGGGCCGCAGCCGGAGTTTGTAGCCAGCGTATCGGCCTATGTGGTGACCAAAGACCGCCTGGGCCTGCAACGCGATGCGGCGGCGGCGGCGATCTGCCAGGCGATCTTGCCGATGGTCGAAGGCCAGACCTGGAGCGATGCCTTCATCGGGCCGGCAAAGGATGTCGAGGCTCGGTCGCTGGTGACCGCAAATACGCGCAAGGCGGCTGCCAGCCTTTGGGCAGTGACCTGGTCGCAGCCCTTCGTGCTGACCTTTGAGCCCACGCAGGAAATCGACCCGGTGGTTTATCTCGGCCATGCGCCCGACATTGGCCCGGATCACGCGGATGATTACGCGCCATTCGGCGAGGCGGCGTCATGAGCGGCTTTCAACATGCCGAAGCGGATCGCCAGATGTCGGCAATGCTGCAGGTCGGCACGGTCACGGCCGTTGAGGGCGCGACGGTTCGGGTGAAAATCGGCGATCTGGAAACCCAGCCCTTGCCCGTGATGCGGCTTGCAATGGGCGGCTTGCGGCTGTTTGCAACGCCAACCGTCGGCGAACAGGTTGTAGTGGCCGCGCCTGGCGGAGACATGGCGCGGGCGTTTGTCCAGGGCTCGCTGGATGCCGGCAACGCGCCCGGCGATGGCTCGGCCGGCAATATGCATCTGGACCTGGGCGGCGGTGAGCTGCGGATTACCGGCGGCAAGCTCATCGTTGAAATCGACGTGATCGCCGATGGGATCAGCCTGGTGCATCATGTTCACGACGGGGTTGTTGCGGGCACTGCCGAAACCGGGGAGCCGGTCGGATGACGGGGATCTCGCGTGATACGGCCCAGGTCATCGAATTTGACGCGCATCTGGCGCAATCAATTGGCGATATACTGACCACGCCAATCGGCAGCCGGGTTATGCGGCGCGACTATGGCTCGGATTTGCCCAACCTGATTGATGCGCCGCTCAATGGCGAGACTCTTCTGGATATTTATATGGCGACGGCGGAGGCGCTGGATACCTGGGAGCCGCGTCTTGAACTGACCCGCGTTCAGATCGCCGCCGCATCCGCCGGCCGGATCGAGCTGGATCTGGAAGGCGATGTGGATCGCTCGACGTCGCGGCTGTCTGTGGTTGTCGGGGGGGCGTCATGACGTCGACGCAGCGGTTTGCCCGGATTGATTTGTCGCGCCTGCCGGTCCCGCCGGTTTTGGAGGTGTTGGATTTTGAAAGCATCCGTGCGGCGATCCTGGCCGACCTGGCAGCGGCGGCACCGGAGCTTGCCGGTGTGCTTGATCTGGAAAGTGAACCGCTGGTCAAGTTGATCGAGATCTTCGCCTATCGCGAACTTGGCCTGCGCGGACGGATCAATGATGCAGCCAAGGCGACGATGCTGGCGTTTGCGACGGGTGGCGACCTGGAGCATTTGGCGGCGATCTTTGGGGTTCAGCGCCTGGTGATCGATCCGGGTGACCCGGACGCTGCCCCGCCGGTGGAAGCAACCCATGAGAGCGACGACGATCTGCGCGCCCGCACGCAGCTTGCGCTTGAGGGCCAAAGCACGGCCGGGCCGGAGGGGGCTTATATCTTCCACGCCCTATCTGCGGACGGTGCGGTCAAGGACGTCTCCGTTACCAGCCCCACTCCGGGCGAGGTTGTTGTTGCGGTGCTTTCCAGCGTTGATGACGGAACCGCGCCGCAAGAGCTGCTGGAGAGTGTTGCGGCAAAGCTGGACGCGGTTCGGCCTTTGACCGATCAGCTCACGGTGCAAGCGGCGGCCATCCAGACTTACGCGGTTGAGGCGGTTCTGACGCTTTACCCCGGCCCGGATGCCCAGCTTGTTCAGGACACAGCGAAGGCGGCGGTCACGGATTACGTGGCCCGCAATCACCGGGTTGGCCATGATATCACGGTCTCTGGCCTGCTGGCGGCGCTGCATTGCGAGGGCGTGCAGAATGTGGCTCTGAGCGCGCCAGCCGCCGACATTGTTGTTGACGATCTGAGTGCTGCGTTTTGTTCCGGCGTGACGGTATTGATTGGGGGGCGTGATGTTTAACTCCCTTCTGCCGATCAACGGGACGACCACGGAGCAGGCGATTGAGGCGGCGACGGCGCGGATCGAGGCCACGCCGGTCATCGGCGGAACGCTCTGGCAGGTGCAAAACTGCCCGGAGCGGTTGCTGCCCTGGTTGGCCTGGGCTTTGTCGGCGGATAGCTGGGACAGCGCCTGGCCTGAAGATATCAAGCGCGCCGTCCTGGCCCGCGCGGTTGAGGTCCACCGCCTGAAGGGCACGCGCGGGGCTGTGCAGTCCGCACTTGATGCGCTTGGCATGTCGGCGGATATCTCCGAGTGGTTTGAGCATGGCGGCGCGCCTTATACGTTCCGCATCGATGTCTTTGCCGATGATGTGTTTAACGCCGGCTTTAACGTCGACAACAAGCTGTTCAATCTGATCGAGCGGCGGCTTCAGACGGTGAAACCGGTGCGGGCACATTATGAGCTGCGCGTTGGCGAGAGCTTCCGGGCGAACACCTATGCCAGGACCGCAGTTCTAGGCCGCTATCGGGACGAAGCGCCCAGGACGCCGGAGCCGCGCAGTTCGGTTGCTGAGGTGGGTTTTGTCTCCCGCAATCTGGTGCGCCTGACAGATCACCACAGTGCTGAACATATGCCGGCCCCGCGCGCAGCCCGCGCAGCGGTCACTGCCGGGGTTCGTTCCAACATTCGCGCGCGCCTGATCCACCGGGTGCGCCATGACGTTCTTCGACATGCCCTCAAGTAGCGAAGCGATAGGGCAAATTATCATGCCCTCAAGTAGCGAAGCGATAGGGCAAACAATAATGGAGGTTGCTTGATGCCCGTTACGTTACTGACTGACACAGCCGAGGCGCTTTTGGCGACGGCCGCCGGATCCGGCACGCAGGTTGCGATTGCCGAGGTCGCCCTGGGCGACGGGCAGGGGGCCACTTATAATCCGCAGCACAGCGCGACAGCTCTGAAGCGCGAGTTGGCGCGTGAGCCCATTTTGAGCCGGGTCAGGACCGACGCGAACTCCTGGCGGATCAAGGCAGAGTTTGACACTGACACGCCCGCCTTTGCCGTTCGTGAGATGGGCTTCTTTGATAGTGCCGGCAACCTGATTGCGATCTGGGCTGGCGTCGATGTTGTCCCGCGCCAGACCGGGGCCATTGTCTACATCGTCGAGCATTATCTGAACCTGAGCCGGATCGATGGCGGGCTGGTTACTGTTGCGGCCCCGGATGATCAGCTCATCGCGTTCCAGGCTGTGGCCCTGACCGGCCAGGCGCAAATCCGACTTGAACAATTCAACCAGGCCGAGGCGTTGCGCGCCGCCGGTCTTTATTGAGGGAACCCACAATGGCACTCGAAGACGATCTCAATACGGCAACGCAGGCGCTGAACGACGCGGCGTCTGCATACAATGGTAAAATGGCTGCAATCGACGCGGCGACCGCTGCGCATGGCGCGGCCGTTGATAGTTTTATTGATGGGGCCAAAGATCAGATTTGGCTCGGCAGCGAGCTTTCTTTTGACGCTGCGGTAACGTTCTCAAAAACAGGCATGGCGCTGGCGGCGGACGCCAATGACCCCACGAGGACCGTCTGGGGCGAAGTGACGCCAGGAGTGGCGGCTGCTCGCGTGGTCATCAAGGATGGTGGCCCAACTGTTCTTTCGATTGCCCAAGCGGTCCAATCACCGCCCGGTGCGAGCGAAGACCCGGCCTATCAAGTCGATAATAGTGTTACGAGGCTTCAGTTTATTCT